ACAGATATATCAAGTTCATCATGTACTTGTATATGTGGTGTAATACCTTCTTCATACAAATCTAACATAGCTTGTTTGGTCATATCAGCCGCAGAACCTTGGATTAATTTATTTAAAGCTTTGTAAGTAAAGGCTCGTCTAATTCTATCTTCTCCATACTTGCCTCTCGCTTCTTCATACGTCATGGGTGCCCTTAGTTCACCTGGAGCAAACCTTGCCTCCTCCCATTTATCAAATCTACAAACTCTACCGGCGATCGTTTGAATCTCACCATCTTTTTGAGCATCTCTCATTGTGGCATCCATAAGACCTTTTACAAAAGGGACACTGTCATGGTAGTTATTAAACAATTGGTCTGCATCTTCTTTGTTTTCCAAATCCAAAGACTGTTGAAGTTTTGCTTTACCCATACCATAAAACAAACCAAGATTAATTGTCTTCGCTTGTTTTCTTTCTATGTTTGCAAGATTAGCAACCATTTTATGGAAATCCATTTTAGGATCTTTATTAAATTTAGATACCATTTCTACAACAGACTCAGAATTTTTTAATACAGGATGCTCTGCTGCATAATGTAAAACTAATCTTGGTTCTTGTTGTGAATAGTCAAAACAACCCCAATCACAATCTTGTTCAGGTATAAAAAGACCACGTACTGCAGGTCCTAACAAATTGTTTCTTGAAGGTATTTGTTGTAAGTTTGGATTCGAATATGAGAAACGTCCAGTTACAGTACCGCCTGCATCTGATCTTAACTGATTTATGTCAGCATGAATACGTCCATTGTGTTCATGTTTTAATATTGTATCTATAAAAGTTGTGTGTGCTTTGTTTAGTTCTCTTGCTTCTGCAATATTTTTTACCACTGGATTTTCGTGGTTTTCTAGTGTAGCTTTTGTAAATGATGGCGAGTTACTTTTCGCAGTTCTGGAATAAGGTAGTCCAAGTTTATCAAAAACTTTGGCGATCGATCGTGCTGCCCATATTTGTGTTTCTACTCCTGTTACTTGTTTCACTTTTGCAAGGCATTGTGCTTCTCTTTTCTCTAATACACGTTTTAGTTGATGAGCTTTATCAACGTCTACTCGAACGCCCTTAAATTTCATATCTACTAACATAGGAAACAACTGTGTTTCTAAATTAAATATTTTTTGTAGGTTCTGTTGTTTTATTTGTCCTGAAAATTTTTTAAATAATTGTAAAGTTAGTTCGGCGTCCATTTCTGCATACGCTCCAACCATTGATGCAGGAAGTTTATACATTTCAGATTTTGCATCTATACCAGCTTTATCAGCTGCATCTTGTAAAGCTTTTTCATTTTTAACTTTACCTAATTCTAAAAAAGATAATGAATTCAATGAGTAATACAATCTATTTTCATCTAATACAGCGGCCATCATCATTGTATCTACAATGATTCCATTTATTTTTACACCATATGATCGTAACCAACACACGTCATACATTGCATTATGAAATATTTTAGGACATGGTAAAGCGCAGATATCTTTTACCCATTTCATGACAGCTTCTTTTGCAAAGAAGTTACCTTGTTCATGACCAAAAGAATAATATCCGGACCAGCCATCTACTGCAACAGCTACGCCAATTATTTCACCATTACCTCTTACAGAACCGGAACCCATTTTTTTAAGATCAGGATCTTTTGTTTCTAAGTCGATAGCTATATATTTATAACTACTTAAATCTTTAAACTCTTCTGGTGAGTTCCACATCTCTTCGTTAAATAAATTCTCCATAATCTCTTTCCAAAATCATTTCTAAATAATGTATTGCTTTTTTAATATCGTAGTGTTTACCTTTCCTAGAATGTCTGCAGATGTATTTTATAGCGTTACCTTCTGCAAAAAGCAACTTGTTTTGATTTACAAACTCAGCTGGCTGAATTTTAAAATCTTGATAGTGATTTCCTTGAACCTGTTTGTCCAATGATTTATATGACATATCCTGTACCCTCCTCTGATTGTAGTAAATAAAGTTTTTGTTTAGTTCTTGTTACACCAACAAAAAATAATCTGTGTTCATTATCTGGTGACTTTTCAAACTCGCCTTCAATAAAATTACTTTGATATTCATCTGCACCAAAGTCTGTATATAAAACTACATTATCAGATTCTTTTCCTTTTGATCCATGTAGTGTCATTATTTTAATATCAGCTTCTTTTAATAGATCATGATTATTTTGTATTAAGTGTTTCATAAATTGTTTTGTATCTTCATCAAAGTCAAGATGCTCCCAACTACCTTCAACAAGTAAACCATGATTTTGTTTTAGTTCTTCTAGTGTTACAGAATACACACCATCCAAAGTTTTACCACTTGCAAAACCTCTTTTCAAATGTCCTAGTTTTACTTTTAAAAAAGAATACATAACCTTGACATCTTTTGAATCAATACTCGCACCATTATTTAATCTTTTCCAGGTTGAATATGCTAACATAGAATTTTTATCTAGATACTTGTCACCTGTAAATTCGTACCTTAATCCTTGCATATACAAATGATCTCTTGCTTTTTCACAGAGCTTATTAGTTCGACCAAGTATCATCCACTTACCTTTTGTAAAATCTATATCTTGTAATGAAGCGTTGTAGTGTACTTCTCCTTCCTCGTCTCTCGGTTCCCAATTCTTTTCTCTACGTTCACCAAGTCTATTTAATATGTTTAAAGCTACTCGATGCACGCTTCTCGGTACTCGTCTCGATTTTATTTGTTCATCGATGGTCCCTTCTAGATTTATAAATGTAGACGCATCTGCACCTTGAAAACCATAAATAGTTTGATCGTCGTCTCCTGCAATGTATGATCTTGTAGCTAGTTTCTCTAGTTCAAAGAACATGTCCCATTGTAATGCGTTTAGATCCTGAGCTTCGTCTAAAAAAATAACATCATAAAAACTATCTTTAGTTTTTATTTTATCCGTAAACAAACCAATCATGTCATAAAATTCTATAATTCCAGTATCCTTTTTATATTGAGTCAAAGCCTCATCTATTTTTTCTGCAACACCAATATCTGCCCAACCTGCCATACCTCTTTGTATTGCAGCTTCATTGATAGAAATTTTTTTATTCTTAGCATAGTCTCTTGTAGTTAATATTGGATCTTTAAATCTAGCTTTACCTGTAATAGGATCAATACTCATATCAGTATTTAATCTGGCTGCCATCGGTTCATAAAGTTTAAATTGATTCCATTGACTATTACCTTTTAATAGTTTTGCATTTACATCTATGTTTAGTTCTCTTACACCTAATGCATGCATAGTTCCTATGTAACCAAGTCTTTCTTTTGGAAATAATTCTTCAAATCTTTCTGTTGCTTCTTCTGCAGCTGATTTACTAAAAGTAATATAACAAATCTTTTTAGGATTAATTTTATTTTCTTTTATCTCTTTGGTCATGTAGTGATTTAATAATCTATATGTTTTACCAGTCCCTGGAGGTCCAGGTATTACTGTTCTATTTTTCTTTTCCACGATGGCTCCTGACTTTCATATTTTGCTTTCTCTGGTTCGACAGATATAATCTTTAACATTTTAAAACAACGAACTGTCTTACCATTTATTTTTGGATAATCTTCTGTAATGCTTAGTAAAGTTTGTAACTTTTGTACAACAACATGTTTTGGATATCTTTTGTCTGGCCATTTATTTTTTAATAAATGTCTCCAGAAATCTTTCATTTTAAAATAACTATAAATATCATCACTATATGCAACACCTCTTTGAATATCATTTATGTCTTTACCTCTAACTTTGTTTACAAAATCTTCTACGTACTCTTTTAATTGATTATCGACTTTAAGATCTTCTGTAGCTTTGGTATCTGTTTCTAGTTTTTCTTCCAGGAGTTTTATTAACATCTTACGCCATATAATTTTTGACATAGGCATCTGTGGTTTACCTATTTGTTCTAAACAGGCCATAGAAAATTTATCTGGATCATGAAGAACTGCAGTGTCAGTTATTACTGTTTGTCCATCTATGTCACAAAAAAATAATGGTGGATCTGAATTATATTTTCTTATTTGAGATATAGTTTGAACTGGTGCATCACCATCACCTACACCAAATTTCTTTGTCATACATAATTTAGCATTACAAAAAGATACTAATGGTTCATCTTTACATTTATAATAATATTCTTTTCGTTCTAATGATTCTTGAGTCTTTACAAGTTCTGATGCATTGATAGGTGGTTTAAAATATTTTATATTGTAGTGATTCATTTTCTTTTTCCACAAATCATCTTCAGAAAATCTTTTCTTTAGATACACACCTAAACTATACATAGTTTCATTTCTAATACCTTCTCCGACACCCTCAGATAAAAGTGTAACTAAACATGGTGGCATTTCATAAAAATCATCTTCTTCTTTTTCTTTTAATTCTAACTTTTTAAATTCATCTACCGTTAAAACAGTTTTGTCGTAGTGTTTAAAAAACTCTTCAATGTCTAACATTGCATTACCATAACTATCAAATGCATATCTAACAGTGTTATCTAAGTTGTGATAAGGTAAGTTTAAAAAACTACCAACATCACCACGTTCAATATTTATCTTTTCTTGTTTTGGAAATATTTCTGCTCTTGCATGACCAATTGCTGCTGCGTATGTCTTTAGTTTATCTCTCATCATGACTGCAGGAACTGGTTCTTTTGTAAATAAAAATAAATGTGCACCACCAGATTTTGATCTAAACACTGTCAGTGGTATTTTTTTCTTTTTTAAATCTTGTACTATTTGTTTGTGATCTAAAGGATATACATCCCAGTCAATACAACCCCAAATACAATTGTTGTCTCTTCTTATTGGAATGATACCTAATGCAGGGTCAGTACCTTTTAAATGATCTTCCCACATTTTATCCGTAGGTGGTTCTGATATTGTTTTAGATTTAGTAATACTTTTACCTTTACCAGACACCTCACCTGTCTTACGTGTTTCACCACGGGCTATGTCTAAGCCTTCAAATATACTTTTAAATTTTTTTAATACGTCTGTCATATCCTGTCTGTTTTTGCATGGGCGCCT